GATTGCATTTATTAAACTAGAATTAATATTACTTATAGTAAATTGTAATGTACTATCTTCATCTATTATACTTTGAACTGTTGGATTCATTATATATTTAATATATAATTAATTTATTAAATCAATTTTTTTAGTTAAAATAAGTTAAATATAGACTTTTTATAAAGTATAGATGAGTAAAATTCTTTACTATAGTAATTTTTGTGAAAATTGTAAAAAACTATTACAAAATTTAGCTAAATCACAAGAAAAAAAAGATATTCATTTTATTTGTATTGATTCACGTATTCAAAAAAATAATAAAACTTATATTGTTTTACAAAATGGACAAGAAATTTTATTACCACATCAAGTTAATCGTGTTCCTGCTTTATTATTTTTAAATCAAAAAGAACAAAATATTATATTTGGTGAAGAAATTAATAATAAAATTAAACCTACAGAAAACTTATTTACTACTAATAAACCATCAATTATTAAACAAACAGAAGAACCTATGGCTTTTTCTTTTAGTGGTGGTGCATGTGGTGTTGTCTCAGATAATTATAGTTTTTGGGATCAAGATGCTGATCAATTATCTGCAAAAGGCGATGGTGGTATGAGACAATTATATAATTATTCAACTATTAATCAAAATGATAAAATTAATACTCCTGAAGAAGATTATCAACCAGATAAAATTGGAGAAGTTTCATTAGAAAAATTACAACAAGAGAGAAATCAATCTCTCCAATCTAATTAATTATAATTTATCATTTTTTCATAATAAAATAGAGAGAAAATTGAAATAATTATAAAAAAAATATTATTTTTAAAATACTTTTATGGAAACGACAATTATCTGTGCACTCCCTTACTATTGTCCTAAAATTGATGAATCTTCTAATGAAGCAAGAGATTTAGATTTACCTGAAATGAAAAGAAATTATCCTAATGGTTTTAAGTGTTGTAATATTGATTATATTCCAAAAAAATTTTCACAATTTAGATCCCAACATATGAATAGACAAATACATAAAAAAAATGTATTAGATCCAAAAACTAAGGAATATAAAGAAAATTTGGGTGATAGCGACAGCATATATGAAGCATTTGATAAAAAATGTAAAGAAATTAGACAATTGAAAAAATTAATTTTGGAAAAAGAGAAAGAGATTGAAGATGAAAAGTTCATTAAAGACAGAATTTTAAATTCTAATTTAGAATTACAAGAAGAAATAAAAGAACTAAAAAAAAAATTAAAACCTAAAAAATTAATTGTAAAAGAAGCTAATTTAATTGATATGTAAGTTTAAAAAAATTATTAAAAATTTACATTATTTTTTATTTGTTTTTTTTATATAATCTATCATAAATTTTTACCATATTTATTATAAACAATAACACAAAAATCAATCTCTCCAATCGAATTAATTATAATTAATTAAATCTACTTAAATTAATATATATAAGATTAAATATGCTTCTCGATAAAGATGAATATTTGGAAATATTTATTGAACATTTTATAGAATTTATTGAAGATGTAGGCCTATTATATCAAAATGATGATAAAGTTCAACTTTTAAAAGAAGGCATAATTTGGAGTGCTGAAAATAATAAAGAAAGAGTTATTAATTGTTGGAAAAAATATGTATGTGATAATTTTAGAGAACAAATTGCTAATAATGATTACGAATTCTTTACCGATCATGCAGATTGGAATAAAGTTATTACACATAAAAATAAAGATTTAATAATGCCTAAGTTAATGGAATTGCGAGAATCTGTAAGAAATCTTGATGTTAATAATAAATTAAAGGCATTAAAATATGTTGAAAATTTAATTAAATTATGCGATTTATATAATTCTTAAACAATAATTTAAATAAATATAATTAATATTAATTATATTTATGGATAATTCAGATAGAGAAGTAATTGATGATTCTAATACGGAAATTAAAGATGAAACATCTAAAGAAAATAGTGATTCTACAGATAATGAAAAATCTCAAAAAAAATTTATGGAATCATTTCAAGATAAAATTTTCTCTGAAATTCTTGAAACTGCAAAAAATATTGATATGAATAATGATGAAAAACAAAATAGTACTCCAGATGAAAATAGTGAAACTACAGTAGATCTAACTGAATTTAATAAAATTATTAGTGATTTTTTACAAGATATTCTTTTAACTTTTCCTGAATTAATTGATAATTTAGATGATCATTTAAAAATTATTTACAATAAAGATAATGAAGATCCTTTAATACTTGATAATGCTTTTAAAAATATTTATCTTTTTGCACAAAAAACTTATCCTGAAAGATTTTTTGATATTTTATATCAAAATGATAAAATATTTGATGATAATGACAATAATAACACTTATTTTTTACCCAATATTAAATTCTCTCAATTATGGAAAGAAGATATTTCTGATCAAACAAAAAAAACTATTTGGAAATATATACAATTAATTCTTTTTACTGTAGTTACTAATGTTAAAAGTGATAATTGTTTTGGAGAAACTGCAAAATTATTTGAAGCTATAGGTGAAGATGAATTTAAAAATAAAATTAAAGAAACAATGGAAGAAATGCAAAATGTATTTAGTAATGCTCAATCTCAAGAAAATAATACTGAAGGTATAAATATGGATAATTTGCCAAATCCTAATGATATTCACAATCATATTAATGAATTAATGGATGGAAAATTAGGTAAATTAGCAAAAGAAATTGCTGAAGATACTGCTAATAATCTCGATATCGATCCAGAAAATATTAATAATGTTGGTGATGTTTTTCAAAAACTATTTAAAGATCCTTCAAAATTAATGGGAATTGTTAAAAACGTTGGATCTAAATTAGATGAAAAAATGAAAAGTGGAGAACTTAAAGAAAGTGAATTAATTCAAGAAGCTACTGAAATGATGGGAAAAATGCAAAATTTACCTGGAATGGATAAAATGAGTGATATTTTTAGTAAATTAAATATGCCTAATTTTGCTGGAAATGGTAAATTTAATAAAGGTGCTTTTGACTCTATGATGCAAAATAATCTTAAAAAAGCTAAAACTAAAGAAAGAATGAAAGCTAAATTAGATGATAATAAAAAAAATAATGATCAACCTGATGATAATTTATCAAAATCGGAATTAGATAAAGTTAATCAAAATTTACAAGAAATTATGAAACAATTAAATTTAGATAACATTCCTGATATAATGGAGCAAATTAATTCTCAAAATTCTCAAAATTCTAGTAAATCCAAAAAGAAGAAAGGAAAACCTGCTAAGAAAAAATAAAATTTAATATATATATATATGTCTATCCCATTTTGGATTAATAAACCTTCAATATTAATTGAACCAAAATATATCTTTGATCTATGGCCTCAAGAAAAAATGTCCTACAATCAAAAACTTAATGCTATTTCTAGAGTAGTCATTTTATTAACTATTTTAGGATCTATGGTTTTTATGTCTTTAAGATTATTTTTTACTGGAATTATTACTTTAGGTGTTATTATTTTTTTACACTACATTCAAGAAAAAGAAAATAAAAAAGAAAAAGAATCATTTGTTTCAATGGATTTTATGAAAAAAAATTATCTACCTCCTGCTCCTATTAATCCTTTAATGAACGTGCAATTAACTGATTATAAAGATGATCCTGAAAGAAAACCTGCCGCTCCATCTTTTAACCCTATTGTAGAAGAAAATATTAATCAAAGTACTAAAAAATTTGTTGTTTCATCTTTTGAACCTCAAAATAAAACTGAAGAAGAATGTATTAAATCTAGGTTATTTCAAGATTTAGGAGATAATTTTGTTTTCAATCAATCTATGAGAAATTTTTATTCTACTCCTAATACTACTATTCCTAATGATCAAAAAGCTTTTGCTGAATTTTGTTATGGTGATATGATTTCATGTAAAGAAGGTAATCCTATAGCTTGTGCTCAATGGGAACCTAGATTAGGATCTGTTCCTGGTGGATAATTTATATTTATTTAATTAAAATTTTTATATTAAATAAATATATATATGATTGCCAGTGATTATACCTTTAATAAAATGACTAATATTAATGATGATTCTTGTGCTCTAACTCAAACTAACATTGAAAACTCACAAGCTGAAAATTACATGTTAAATAACTTTTTTCCTGCTTGTCCTATGACTAAAGCTATCGACTTTGCTACTCAGCAACCCTTTGTTTTCTATAATGGAAGTCATCAAGTCGGCATAAGTGGTTGCAATATTACTCAAAATAGTGAGCTTTTACATACTCCTATTTCTAGACCTCCTTGTAGAATTAGTCTTTTACAAAGACCTTTCGCTACTGTTCCCTTTTTAGGAAGAGGCAGACATAATGTTAATTTGGAATCTGTTTTAAGGGAAGGTGAATTAATTCAAAATAATCATAAATCTGTTAATCCTTCTAGTGAAGTTAGTTACATTAACTATAAAAACTATCCACTTATCCCTGAAGTTCAAAATACATTAGCTAATGGATCTAATCAAATTGAATCTGATAAATATGCTGGATGGATTCGTGGTGGTCTTCCATCTAGAGAATATGCTAGAGATCAATGTAATGTATCTTCATAATAATAATTTAAATATATATTTATTAATAAATTTATATTTAATGGATCATGTAATTTTAGATTTTATACCTACATACAAACTAATTACTGATAATATTAATGACTCTAATATGTTATATCAACTTCAATTATTACAATTTTTTAATATTAAACATTTCGATGATTCTATTATTAATAATAAAATAAATAATATTTATTTAGAAATTAAAGATAATGACAAAATTATAGAATTAATACAAATTATTAAAAATAAAAATCCTAATGTCTCTATTGATGATTTTATTGCATTTAAATTACTATTTAGTTATGACTATTTTAATATATTTATTAAATGTCTTTATCAATTAAAATTCGATAAAAAAATATCTGTTATAGAATTATCCAATTTAATTAATTATATTAAATAAAAAACAATATTTTTATAAGATATAATGGATACACGAGCTAGAAATTATCCAGCTAATTATTGTCTTCAACAGAGAGATAATAAACTTTCAAAAAATTATACTCTTTATGAACACGGTGCTATGGGAACTCCTGTTAATCCAGCTATTCCTACTTTAGGATATACTCCTAGTCATATGAATAGTAATGTATTTTCTAATAATCCTATTGAAATTGAGTCTGCTCTATTTGGTATTAATGCTAATAATTTAGTAGATCCTCAAAAACCTGTTAACCCAGAACTTAAATCTATACAATTTAAATCATTTTTTGAAAGAATTCCCTTAATTATGCCAAATCCTTTAATTTTAGATAGTAATCAACGCCCATTTCCAGTCCCTTAATAAAGTTATTATATATTTTTTTTATATAATAAGTTTATATAAAATGTCATCAGTTCGACCTGATACAAAAATTAAAACAAGAATTATTAATGGTGAACCAGGACAAAAAGGAGAACCAGGACAGAAAGGAGAACCAGGACAGAAAGGAGAACCAGGACAGAAAGGAGAACAGGGCGAGAAAGGAGAACCAGGTCTGAAAGGACCACCAGGACAGAAAGGAGAACAGGGACAGAAAGGAGAACAGGGTCAGAAAGGACAACAGGGTCAGAAAGGACAACAGGGTCAGAAAGGTGAGAAAGGTCAAAAAGGTGAAAAGGGTCAAAAAGGTGAGAAAGGTGAAAAGGGTCAAAAAGGAGAGAAAGGTGAAAAGGGTCAAAAAGGAGAGAAAGGTGAAAAGGGCGAGAAGGGTCAGAAAGGAGAAAAAGGTGAAAAGGGTGAAAAGGGTCAGAAAGGTGAAAAAGGTCAGAAAGGTGAAAAGGGAGAAAAAGGTGAAAAGGGTGAAAAGGGAGAAAAAGGTGAAAAGGGACAGAAAGGTGAGAAAGGTGAAAAGGGTCAAAAAGGAGAGAAAGGAGAGAAAGGTGAAAAGGGCGAGAAGGGTCAGAAAGGAGAGAAAGGTGATAAGGGAGAGAAAGGAGAGAAAGGTAATAAGGGTGAAAAGGGACAGAAAGGTGAAAAGGGCGAGAAAGGTAATAAGGGCGAGAAAGGTGATAAGGGTCAGAAAGGAGAGAAAGGTGAAAAGGGTCAAAAAGGAGAGAAAGGTCAGAAAGGTGAAAAGGGCGAGAAAGGACAGAAAGGAGAGAAAGGTGAAAAGGGAGAGAAAGGCGAGAAAGGTCAGAAAGGTGAGAAAGGCGAGAAAGGTGAAAAGGGTGAAAAGGGAGAGAAAGGTCAGAAAGGAGAGAAAGGTGAGAAAGGAAATAAGGGAGATAATGGGATAGTAATGGGTCTTGATTTTACTAATTTAAATATTCCTACAATTAAAGCTGATTTAACGCAAAATACCCAACCTCGGTATGGATCTGCTATAACAATAACAGCTGGTAATACAATAAAAAATGGAGACATTGTTGTATTTGATTTTTCAAATGGATCTGTTAAAGGTATAAAGCCATTTACATTACCAACTCAAAATACAATTGCAGGAGTAGCAATAGAAGATATTGCAACTGGTAGTAATGGCAAAGTAATAATATATGGATTTGCAACTGTTAACTATAGACATTTCGTTCCCCCTTCCACCATAACTATCCTGTTAGACAGTGCAAATAATGGTAATACAACAGTTTTACTGCCAGGTACAACAGTATCATTTAAAGATTCAGCAGGTTCAGGAACCTATAGTAGTAATGAAACTTACACTTATATTTTTGACTCAGGTAGTATTAATGATAAAGTCCAGTTAAATATAAACACATTTGAATTTGAAGGATCGGGAACAACTTCTTACGATAGATTAGGTTTTCAAGAGTCGGATGATGATATAACTTATTATAATTGTGCATTCGGTGCCCCCCTGGCAAGTTCCTCAGGTGGGATCCAAACAACAAGCAACCCCAACCAAGGTTGGAGACGCATGCAAAATACAAACAGTTGGCAAACTGGAGTTCAACAGGTGCTAGCTGGCCCTTATGATGATGGATATGTTTTGCCAGCTAGCGACAGCACTACTAGGGGTGGATTAATTAAAAGTACTACCTGGACATCAACTAAGCGATATTTAAAAGCTTTCTTTTATTCAGATGGTTCTGTAACAAGAGACGGTTGGGATATCTCTGTGAATTCAACGGCGGGGGTTAACCAGGGTTTAACTGGATTAGGAACTTTTGTATACTTAGATAACCAAGATCCAGCAAGAGGAACTAATGAGTCAGGAACTGGAAGATTAATAGGAATATCAACTGGTGGTACTTATTCAAACACTTCAACTGTAATATTTGTAGAGCCTCCACGAGTAACTTAAATAATAATAAGATTTTTGTAGATGCTTATTTTCCTACAGAAACATAATTAATTTGTTAATTTTTTTCTTTAAGTTCTTTTGTATTAATTCCTTTCTTACACATACCTTTAATAATTTTTTTTCTTTCATTCTCTCCGATATTACTTGTACTATGATTTAATACTTTGATAAATTTATCTTGATCTTTTTCATTATCTAAATAATTAGGAAATTCATCTTGAAAATTTTTTTGTATTTCTTTTGTAATAGATCTTTCACATTTTTTTATTTCTTCATGCAAATTATTATCTTCTGGTGACATATCAATCCATTTATCATTATTTTTTACAATTAATTTATTTCTTTTAATATCCATTAAATAATATGGTTTTTTATTGTTATCAATCTCTTTATAATTTTCTGTTATAACAACGGTTATATTATCTTCAAAATTATTTTCTAGGAGTTTATCAGAATTAGGAAGGTATTGACATACATTTTCTTGAATTAATTCAACAAATTCACTTAAATTTAAAGCATCAGGACAATGAGTATTTAAAAATACATTAATATTATTAGTTTGATTAATATTATTAGTATTATTAAAAGTATTACCTCCTGTCATTTTTGGAGCAATTTCTAAAACTTTATTACAAACTTTTTCTAATTTTTCTACATCGGTATTTTGTTTTATTAATTTTTCTTGAAGATCTTTATTTTGTACTAATAAATCTTGAATTAATAATTCATTTCTCATATTTTTATTAGTGAAATTAATTTCACATTTTTTTAAATGTTTCCATAAACCTGACTTAGTTTTGTAAAATTTTTCACAATTTTTACATTTAAATTCATAATTTGATGCTTCATTAAATTTATGTTTTTGTGAAGATAAATGTCTATTAAAATCAGTTTTTTTATCGGAAAAAAATTCACATTTTTCACAAAAATATTTGTATTTATGATTATCTAAAAATAATGTCATTTCTTATATTATTATATATTTTTGTCTTAAGTTTTTTAAAAATTATTTTACGAAATTTTACGATTTTTTCAAATTAACGTCTTAATTATTTTAATATATAAAATATATTAAAACCATTATCATTTGGTGTAAAATCGGTTTCCAAAATTGGAAACTTTGGAAACTTTTTGTAAAAAATAAATTTTTATCCAGATTTTTTCAATATTTATTATCTAAAATCATTTGGTGTAAAATCGGTTTCCAACTTTTACGATTTTTTGTTACTGCATCAATAACAAGATTTTTTGGTTTTATATTTTTTTGTTATTGAAACCCCGTGGTGTAAAATCGGTTTCCATTTTTTTCCACTTTTGGAAACCGATTTTACGAAAAAATTGTTCAGTCATAGTTTTTTTGGACTTTAAAATTTAAAATAACACGATGTCAATGTAAAATGATTCTAGAAAATAGAAATTTGGATTTTTAAGCCAATTTTGAAAAATGGACAAGTTTTTATTTGTCCATTTTTAAAAAATGAAATTTTAAATTTGAAAAAAAATTTTTTTATATTTTTTATATTTTAATAAAAATTAAACCTTTAAAGTCTTATTTTTATTTTTAAAGTAATTTACTACTTTTTTATTATTATAATATTTTTTATTAATTTTAGTTAAATAATTACTATTAATGTAATATTAAAAAAATTAATATAATTTAAATATATTAATATGATCTCTTCAAGTGATAGAACTAAATTATTAGGATTACCTCCATGTTGTCCTCCTCCTAATTGTCATCCACATGGAGACGGTGGTTCTGGTGATCCTGGACCGGAAGGCCCTCAAGGTCCAAGGGGAGATAAAGGTGAACCTGGTCAAAAAGGAGATAAAGGTGATCCTGGTCAAAAGGGTCAAAAAGGAGATAAAGGTCAAAAAGGAGATAAAGGTGAAAAAGGTCAGAAGGGAGAGAAAGGAGAGAAAGGAGAGAAAGGTGAAAAAGGTCAGAAGGGAGAGAAAGGAGAGAAAGGAGAGAAAGGTGAAAAAGGTCAGAAGGGAGAGAAAGGCGAAAAGGGTCAAAAAGGCGAAAAGGGTCAAAAAGGTGATAAGGGCCAAAAAGGCGAAAAGGGTCAAAAAGGCGAAAAGGGTCAAAAAGGTGATAAGGGTCAAAAAGGTGATAAGGGTCAAAAAGGTGATAAGGGTCAAAAAGGTGACATTCCAAGATTGCTTGAAGAAGTTAAATATACATTTGGTCTAATGAGTAATGCTGCATGGTATTGGATTTCACCAAGTAATTCTAATCCTACAGTTGGTGGTGTTGGAAATGCTGTTCCTCCTAATGATGCAATTGCAGGAACAACTACAATTCCTACTATTCCATCACAGCGTTTAATACAACAGCCATATGTATGGTTAGTGCCAGAATCTGATGTATGTCCAAGAGAAAAAAGACCTGTTGCTGGCGGTGTGGGAGTTTTTTATCCTTCAGATATTTGGCCTTTATACTTTAATCATTTTATGCATCCTCCATCTGTAGCCATGGGTCACAAGTCAGTTATTCTTCGGGATTATCAAATACATTTAGGTCCATTCTACAATTGGAATTTTAACAAACTTCCAAACATATATGATATAGATCCTATTACTGGTAGACCACGATCTACTTGGTATTTATTTGTTGTAGCCTTTGCTTGGTGCCAGGATTTCCCATATAGATATCAGCCAACTAACCAAACCGTCCTTCCAGACCGTCAGACTAATCAATTTATACATTTTCCAATTCCCGGACAGTTTATTCCAATAGCTGCTATTCCCCTAGATCAAAAAAACTTTACTGAAAATAAGTGTGTATGTGGTAGGTTACTGAGTTCATATAAGGTTGGTTGTAATTTTTCAAAATTAGATGATAGAGACAATTTATCAGTAGCCGCTTTTTTAATTCCTAATTTTACTGGTTATCCTATCAAACCAGGTAATACTGAAGACTTATTAAAACTTATATATACTCAACCAATTTTAGCTCCTTGGAATATAAGTGTTACTTTGGTAGGTGATAGATATATAGATCCTGTTCCTAAACTAGCGACTGCCAGTTTTGCTAACTTCACGTTTTCCGAAACTCAGAGCACTGGCGCTAGCTTGACAGGATTAGAGGGAGGATATGAATATTTAATGTATGAAACTTCTTATGAAGGAACTGATATTGGTAGTATAAGTAGTAATCCAAATTCATTAAATCTAAATCAATTTAATTTTATTGCTATCCAAAATTTAGATACATTAGAAGGTTTAATTAATAGTTTTTCTTTAAAATGGCTTATGGGATTGTATGGGTCGGAACCATCGAATCAAACAGACTTAGCTAAATTAGGTATTCAGCAAATAGCTGAGTGGCTATTACCACAAGGAAATAAAGATGATGAAAAAGAAGAATTATTTTTAATGCTACCGAGTCAGTTGAGCGGCAAAGGCGCTTTTTCAGGTGATGGATTACAAATTGTAAGTATCAAAAAATATCTTTCATTGGTTGACCAAAAAGGTGTCTACCCAAATACTAATAATACCGTGGATATTCTCGAGAATTTATTATGTAGCTTAGAGTTAAAGCGGGATACAGATAGTCTACAGACGCCACCCCGTCGGGATACTAAAGTAACTATAAACACATTTACATTTGCTGAGAAAAGTGGATTACAGCGATGGCAATATCAAGCCATTATTTTAAATAATGATACTGGAAACTCAAAAGATGATAGACTTATAATTCAAGTTAAATCTAAAGATTATTTAAGTGTTTTATGGAAAGTTCCTAGTGAAACCGATGATAATTTTAACCTTCATTTTCAGTTAGATGAACTATTTGATCCTAATAAGATATATTATACTCTTCTTGGATCAAAGGGATCTGAAGAACAGTCGGCAGGCTCCACCGACACTATATATTTCCCTGTATATTTATTACAAAAAGCTGGACAATTAAGTGTGCTAAATACAGGTGTACAAATTGCTAATGGTATAATTTCTTTTGAAATAAGCACCCCATGGATATGGTCTAGAAGTAGGGGTAGGGGTATTTATGACTCAGGTAATAGTATAAAACTAAGTAGTGTTCAGTTGGCTCTTAATGCAGAAGCTCAACAAAGTGCCAAAGATTCAAGTGTTTATAAAGATTCCGACAAACTCTTAGTGCACAATCCAGATAAATTGGAACCATTTTATTTAGGAATGGTATTCAAAAATACAGCAACAATATCGAAAAATAGTTTTCCTCCTCCTCTACAGTCTCCATATGAAAATGATACAGATAAGGACCTTTATGATACAGAGATAAATTCGTATATTGTAAGAGATTTTTTGGTAGAAGCACTATTAGAATTACCAGGAACTGGTTCTGGTCTGGAGAAAAATACGTGGCACCCTGTTATAATGAGAGCTACCATTGGAGGTGATCGACATCAACATGCTCAAGCTGATATAAAATCCAATAGTTTACAATTAGATTTCTATGGAATAAGTGCAGACATGGAGAGAAAATGGGTAGCTAAATACGGCCCCTCTGGACAACACCAACCGGATGAGCTGAAAAAGATAAGATTAGATGAACTATTAAGTAATCAAAGAGCTTATATAAATCCTTATGTTAATAATCAATATGTTTGGACTAGAATTGAGGAGGATCTAAAAACTGTAGAGGTTTTCACAGATAGCCAAAATAATCCGGTTACGACAGGTACTATGTATCCTCCTGGAAATCTCGAGTGTATTAAGGCAGCAGACACCGCCACCGGAAAACCGGAAGATGGTTTAAATTGGCAAACACAGATAGAAGCAGCCAACCCAGCTAGACCATATAATAAACCAGGTTTTCCTGGTGGAAAACCAGTTTTAAAGGATGAATTTTTAGTTGGCGATGACGAAAAAAAACTAGAGCAACTACTGAAATATCTAGATAAAGGTGAGATTCCTAGAGTAGAAGTATATGGTTTTAGGCCTATGAGCCAGAACCCTAACGGCGGAGCAGATGGAGTATGTCCGTCAATAAAGATAGAATATGAAATAGGAACTAATGCAAATCGTCCCATTAATGGATTTCCAAGAGAGAAAGCTCCTGACATAACATTGGATAAAACTGTAGCAGACTCCGAAGGAAAAATTTATTATTTGCCAACAACTACAGCAAAAGATGGATCAGCAGCAGCTGATGGAGATGCATTTGTATATTATAGTGTAAGTGAAAAGGTAGCTTTTTCTGGAGAATATTTTAACTTTATCGAATCAACAATTTATCCAGGTGGACAAAGAGGGTGGAATGGTGATTATCCAGGAACACAAATTCCTATTCAGGGTGGCAATCCGGTTTCGGGGTGGGCAAAGCCAGTACCTACTGGAACAAATGGAGTGATCGATGCTCCCTGGACGGTTCCACAAACCGATCCAGATTATTTCACCGAATACATTCCACCAAGCGCAACCAAGCTGTTCACGGAGTCCCGCGACGGCCGATAGTTAATTAAAATAAGAATCTTATATTGTAAAGTAAATTAGATAATAAATAAATAATAATATTAAAAAGATAGATAAAATGTTATATTTAATTGAAAAATTAGAATTTTGAAATACTTCTTCGATATCTTGGTAGGATGTCATTTTAATTTAAAATTTAGAACATTATAAATTTCAATTTATTAAATAAAAAATAAATAAAATAATTATATAATCCATTATTATATAATGGCATTTACAAGATTTCATGATGATAGTTGTAGAATAACAAAACAATTACAAGAAGATACAGATCAAGGAAGATATATGATAAATGTTCCAGGTAATGGATTAACACCATCATATATGGAGGATCCCTATATAAGGATGCAAAAATGGGGAGGAAATTTGCAAAGTAATACAATAAATTTAGAGAGTGATTTAATGGGTTTAACAAGAGCTTTAACATTAGATTGTAAGGAAAAAAATAATTTTGAGAAACATAAAGTAAATAGTGAGAGGTTAAATTTTCCATCACAAAAACCATTTGTAGAACAACCAAGAGCAATAAATCCCGCGTGGACAGTATTAGAAGTAGAGCAAAATAATTTTGAATATCCATTTTTTGATCCTCAATTGAATGTATGTATACCATTTCATAATAATTTGAGTTCTAGAATATTAGAAAAGGATTATTATTTAATGAGAGAATGTGTGCCAGGAGAGATAAACCAATTATGTAATAAATAAATTAATATTAAATTAGTATATTAAAAAATTTAATATTAAATTATATAATATATATATATGGCTGAATTAGCAATTCCATTAGTAGCTTTAGGATCTTTATTTGTAATTGCTCAAGAAGATAAAAAGAAGAAAGCAACAGAAAAATATACAAATTTAAATAAAAAAAATATAGCCACCGAGTATCCAAATCCTGAGCCAGTAAATGAAAATAATAGTTTAAATTATTATCCTAATTCAAATCAATCAACAGATAGATATTTTAATGAAACAGGATTTGATAATACAGTAAATAAAGAAACAATAAGTGAATTAGAAAAGGTAGTAAATATAAGTTCTTTAACAGGGAATCCAGTGTCAAGAAATGATTTTAAACATAATAATATGGTACCATTTTTTGGTGGTAGAATAAGAGGAGCAGGAGGTAATTATGATCAAGCAGAGTTAAGATTAGATAATATGCAAGGTACAGGGACACAACAATTTTCAAAGGCTGAGAGAGCTCCTCTTTTTCAACCAGAGAAGAATTTATCATATGCACATGGAGCACCAGATAGCACAGCATTTTATTTATCAAGACAAAATCCTTCAATGAATTATGCAAATGTAAAACCGTGGGAGACACAAAATGTAGGTCCAGGATTAAATCAAGGATATACAACAAATGGATCTCAAGGTTTTAATGCAGGAATGGAGGCACGAGAGAAATGGTTACCAAAGACAGTAGATGAATTAAGAGCAGATACAAATCCAAAACTGACATTTGGATTAGCAGGACATCAAGGTCCAGCACTAGCACCAGTAACAAATACAGGAATAGAAGGAAGAGTTGAAAAATATCATCCAGATACATTTTTTGCAAATACCCCCAATAGGTGGTTAACAACAACAGGTTTAGAAAAGGCAGAGAGACAAAGAGCAGAGACAATATTAAGAGAAGTAAATGATTGTAATACAGAATATTTTGGTGCAGGAAAAGATGGGGATGCTACATATGTAAAAGGTGCATTTGAAGATGGATTTAGTCAGCAATTACCAGCATTACCGATAGGAGTAGCAGGACAAGAGAGTGGAAGTAGAAATCATCATGATATGGGTAGAGATACAGAGAATTTAACACTGAATAATAGAAATACAACACAAAATCATGATGTTGGAGGTTTAGGACATGCAGTTTCAGCAATAATAGCTCCAATATTAGATGTATTAAAACCAACAAGAAAGGAGAATGTAATAGGAAATTTAAGAAGAAATGGTAATGTTAATAATAATACAGGTGGAGCATATGTTAATAATCCATATGATAGAACAAGAGTGACAAACAGACAAACATTAGAAAATAGAATGACAGTAAATGTACAAGCTGGTGATAATCATGGATATATGTTAGCAAATCCAAGAGCTCCAGTAGGACAAAGACCTTCAACAAATCATACGACATTATTAACAGCAGGAGGAGCAGTAAATCAATAAGGTGAAAGATCAGTGGAAAATGTATTAAATCAAAGAAATAATTGTAATAGATTACAAAATAGTGTAGTATTGCCAGGCAACATGGAGTTATTTAATGGAAATCAACAATTAGCAAATATAAGGGATGATTGTAATAGAAAAAATAACAGATGGTGGGTGCCAAATGGAAATCAGTCAATAATACCAACAGGTGAAATGATAGGAAGAATTCAAAGTATGCAAAGTTTAGATGAAGATACACAAAGACAAAGAATCAAGCCAGATATTTTAGAGGCATTTAAACAAAATCCATATACTCAAAGTTTAAATAGTGCAACTCCTCTTTAAAATTTTTTATATAATAATATATAATGGTAAAAAAAATAAGATATTTTCCACAGAGGGATTATGGTAAATGGAAGGATGGATCAGAAATATTAAAAGATGAAAAAGGATTATATGTAGTCAAGAAAAATGTAAAAAAAAATATAGAAATTAAAAAGTATATAAAAGTATTTAAAGAAGGAAATAAAAAAACAAAAAAAGTTTTAAGAAAATTAGATAAAAAGTATAAAAAGACAGTAAAAAATAAAAAATAAAGAAATAAATAATAAAATTATTATTATTTATTTGAAAAAAAGTAAATATCCGAGATAGGAATTGAACCTACGACTAGACCCCAAAAAGACACCCACTCTACCAACTGAGTTACTCGGATATAAAAGGATATATATAACTAAATATATATATATTATTATATTATTATTTTAAATAGTTTAAAATATAATAATTATAGATAGTTAATGAATATTATAGAAGTGCATAAGGAAAAAATAAAAAAATTAGATTATTTTATTGAAATTCAAAAAATACCAAATATAATATTTCATGGTCCTAGTGGAAGTGGTAAACGAACAATAGTTAATAATTTTATACAAAAAATATATAATTATGATCAAGAAATAATAAAAAATAATATGATGCACGTAAATTGTGCTCATGGAAAAGGTATAAAATTTATAAGAGAAGATCTAAAATTTTTTGCTAAGACTAATATTAATTTTTTAAATGGAAATTTTTTTAAAACAATAATTTTATTTAATGCAGATAAATTAACAATAGATGCACAATCAGCTTTAAGAAGATGTATAGAGTTATTTAGTCATACAACTAGATTTTTTATAATTGTGGAAGATAAATATAAATTATTAAAACCAATTCTCTCGCGATTTTGCGAAATATATTTGCCTTTACCAACTATAAATAATAGGAGTATATCTTTACATAATTTAAAATTAGAGAAAGATGTAATATGTAAAAATGAGAGTGCAAAAAGAATAAATAATTTAAATAAAATACTACAGGAAAAGGTAACTAATTACTTAGATCTATTTAAATTAACTGAAAAATTATATAATAAAGCATATTCGGGGTTAGATTTAATAAATTATATAGAAAATTCATTAGAAGATAATAAAAATAAATATAAATTATTGATAATTTTCCAAAAATTTAAAAAAGAATTTAGAAATGAAAAAACTTGTATATTATTTCTTTTAAATTATATATATTTTCGTTCTAATGATAATTTAGAAAATATAGCATTTATGTAAATGGATGATTACTCATTAAGTTCATTGGTTGAATCCAAGAATGAATGGTGTGGTAGATTAGTAAATATTTTAACACCATGTATAATTCAAGGTTTAAAATCAATTTTTGATGAAGCATATCAATTATGTTTAGAAAATGATGATGAGGAAAAATATTTAATGACATTTCAAAATTTTTTAAGTAGAGTTCCAAAATGGAATGATAGTATAATTAGTAATGAAGTTAATCGAATTGGAGAGAAAAGTGGGTGTGGGTATTTAGAGGATTTAATAACGTGTGTTCATATAGTTCAATTAAAAGCTCTAACGGTAAGTAGAGTAGGAACAAAACAAAAAAAAATAGATTTGGATATTCCATCTATAAATATCTTTATACATAAGTGTTATATAAATGTAGCAAGAAAGGTATATACAAATATATATTTGTTTGAAAGAGGAATAGCTCCTTTAGAAATTCAAAAAAATAATAGAGAATTAGAGGTAATTATTAAAGAAATGATATTAAATACAGTGAGAGAAAATATTCCTGTAGAATTAATTTTAAAAGCTTATTTAGATGAGACTGAAGAATTAGATGTTACAGTTGAAGAAAAGAAAGAATTAATTCCATTAAAGAGTAAAACAGTATCGACATCAGTAGCGGAAGAATTAGAGAAAGAAGTTAAAAATAATAAAGAGGATATTGAAGATAAAAGTCCAGAAATAGATAAAGTTGCTGAAGAAAATATAAATGTAGAAACTCGAGAAGAAAGTGGAGAGAAAGAAAATATTAAGATAGAAATAAGTGATCCAGTTGAACCTGTCGATAATGAGATATCTCGAGATAAATCACAAGACATTAAATTTTCAGATATAGATATAGCAGTAGATAGTAGAGGACTACAAGAAGAAATAGAAGCTCCAAAAACATTAGAAAGATTAGATCAAATATCAAAAGAAGCTAATCAAAAAAGAAAGGAAGAGGAAGAAAAAGAAGATATAGATGATGGGGAAAGTTTAACATTTGGAGATGATATAAAATTAGATTTAGGAATAGAAGATTTAAGTAAAGATTTAAAATCAGGAAATGATATTTTATTAAAGGATATAGAGGTTTTATAAATATTCGTTAAATTAATAAATAAGATATATTATTAATTTTTAATGGAGATAAATTTTATGTTAGCAGGAATAATAGCAGTTGTTTTTTTTGTAATTAAATTTATTAATTTAAGATTTATTAAAAAGGAGGATGAAGCAATTAAACCTATAGCGATAGATAGTATTTTAGTATTTTTATCAGTAATAGTAGGATTATTAATAAGTGAACAATTTGGAATGGTTAAAAATTTATTAGGTAAAGGATTAGATTCAGGACCAAAAGCTTTTGTTGCAAATCCTGAGTTTTAAATTATTATTATATATAAATTTTAAAAATTAGTATATAATGATAAATTCTATAAATTGTGTATTTATTTCAACTACAATTTATGATAATAAGATTAGTGAAAAACGTAGAGAAAATCTAAAACATAATTGTATTAAACATCGTATGAATATGTTTTTACTAAAAGGAGAAAAAGTAAATTTGTGGACAGATAAAGATTTAAATAAAAAGTCAAAAGAAAAACAGATGCAAAGTGCATTAAATTCTTATAAAATTACATTAAAAATGTTATTAAAATTTAAGGAATTAAATTATAAATATGGAATAATTTGTCAAGATGATTTTTATCCTATAGATAATTTTTGGGTTGAGTTAAATAAAACTGTTGAAAAACTTCCAAGTAATTGGGAAATTTTACATTTATGTCCATTTTGGGCTTGGGGAAAAGAATATAGAGATCCTAATAAAATTGGAAAATATAATCCTTGTAAATATGTGGATGATAGTGATTTAGTGTGTGATGATAGTGATAGATTTTTTAAGAATTGTGAATCAAGCAAATATTTTAAAAAGAAATTATGGTTAGGAGGTCCATTAGCATTTTTAATTAAAAAAGAGAATCTAGATAATATATTGACGCGATATATACCTAATAATAACAATTTTTTATTAGCCGATGATGTTATGATGACATATATATTAAATAAAAATAGTTATATTTGTAAAAATCCACAATTAGGATATGAAGAAGAGTGTGGAGGATCAACATATTTATTTAATTAACTTAGATTAGGATAATCATCGATATTCATTATATTATTCTTTTTATTTATATTTTTTTTAGCAACAAGATATTTATCAAAATATGGATTTTGTAAAACTTTTTCAGGAATGTGTTTATGTACTGTTCTAGCAATCATTTTATATAATTTAAAATCAGGATATCTTTCTTGACCATTATTTTTATATAAAATATTTCTATCTTTATCATCAATACACCATCCTAATATAATTTTTTTAATATTTGATTTAATTTTGTCGAGATCATCTAATTCTTCTACAAAAAAATCAAAAATAGAACAACCCAATCTTGCTAGATCAAAACTAAAATTAGGATTAATAATAGGCTTTGATTTATCTTCATAAATTCCAAAATTATAAAGAGTAGCAGCATCACCATCTTTATGATAACTATCACTACATAAAGTTTTACCTTTAAAGCTATAAATAGCTCTACCAAAATCAATAATTTTATAAATTTTACCAAAAGTAGGAATTTTATAATGTTTGTTATTAAATTTGTAAATTAAAAATTTTTTTTCAGTTTCAATATACATTATATTATTTGTATGTAAATCATTATGTGTTAATTTAAAAACTTTTTGATAAGTAATTAACATCATTAATATTTGAATGACTATTGAGTCCCATTCATCATCTTTAATTTTTTCATTATTAGTTATATATTGATCAAGTGTATCACGACAGGCTTCTAAAGCTGTTATATTAACGGGAAATTCATTAATTGATATAAAAATTTCATCTTCAGATGCTGTAGAACAAGAACCAGATTGACTAGATCCATCCTCGCTTCCAGAATCACTATAATTTTGGTTTTCACTATCATTATCATTATCATTAGTATTAGAACTTCTAGAAGAACAAGTAGAAGAAGTATGATTAGTTTTTTTAGAGTTTTTATTAACTTCGCATTCAAAAATTAGGGATTGGTCAATATTAATATCATTATTATTTAAGTTAATAGAATTTGTAAAAACTTTATTAATTTTTTCCATATCATTAATGTCTGATAAATTCAAAACTTTATTATTAATTAATTCATCATCATCAATTAAAATTTTCTTTTTATTATTTCTAGTATCAAAATTAAGTTTTTCATTATGTGCATTATTTGTTAATTTAAATAATTTATTATTATTTTCATGGAATTGATCACAATTAAATAAGAAATCTATATCATCAGCAATACTATATATAAAATTATTTTTAATTGCTAAAAAATTTCCATAACAATCTAATCCATGACAAAAATTAAAATCATTTAATAATTTTGATGTTAAAAAAGTGAAAAATCCATCAACATATGCACTATTATTAGAATCACTAACTTTATCTATATTATCATTATTGGATAATTTTGGTAAAGAAACTAAACATTTGGAAATATCATATTTATTTGATATATACTTAATTGGATCTAATATTGGTGAAAATTTAAAGAATATGGTTTTTTTAATTTCTTCATCTGAAGATTGATTTTTTAATATACAATTAAATTTATTATAAGATTCTTGAGATAAAATATCTTGTAAAAAAAATAAATAATTTAAATTAAAACAAGAAGAATTTTGATCATTTAAATTAAAAAAATTATTGTAAATTGGTATGTAATTCTGAATCTCTCTAATCTCTAATAAATTTTTATTTTTTTCATTAAAAAGTAATGAATTATTATTTTTCTTGTAATTAAATTCCATTATAGTATTAATATTGAAAGTATATTTAAATATTAAACTTATTAAACTTGCGTATATTAATTACAAATATTTTCTTAACTAAATTAAATAATGGGTTCATTAGAATTAAAAAAATTTGATATGAAATCTATTAGTTTTAAACATACAGAAAATTCAGGACCAGTTATAGTATTAATAGGTAGAAGAGATACAGGAAAAAGTTATTTAGTAAGAGATTTGTTATATTACCATCAAGATATACCCATAGGAACTGTTATATCAGGAACTGAAGCTGGTAATGGATTTTATTCAGAACATGTACCTAAATTATTTATACATGATGAATATAATACAGCTATTATTGAAAATATACTTAAACGACAACGAGCTGTTTTAAAACAAATAAAAAAAGAACAAGAAGTTTATAAAAGATCTAATATTGATCCAAGGGCATTTGTTATATTAGATGACTGTTTATTTGATGCTACATGGACTAAAGATAAAGTTATGAGACTTCTTTTTATGAATGGTAGACATTGGAAAATTATGTTAGTTATCACTATGCAATATCCTTTAGGTATACCTCCCAATCTAAGAACTAATATTGATTATGTTTTTATCTTGAGAGAACCCTATATTTCAAATCGTAAAAGAATTTATGAAAATTATGCAGGTATGTTTCCAACTTTTGAATCATTTTGTCAAGTAATGGATCAATGTACTGAAAATTTTGAGTGTTTAGTAATTAAAAATAATGCTAAGAGTAATAAATTAAATGAACAAATTTTTTGGTATAAAGCAGAAGCTCATAAAGATTTTAAGTTAGGTTCAAAAGAATTTTGGGAAATATCTAAACAGATGAACTCTGATGATGAAGATGAACAATATGATCCTAAACAGGCTGCAACTAGAAAAGGACCAAACATTAAAGTAAAAAAATCAAAATGGTAATGTAATAAAATATAATTTATTATGTTTTGTTTTTAAATTTGATAATTATATTAAAATTTTCAATTTTACATTTGCAATTATTTGATAAATTAAAATTTTGATTTTTTCCTAATTTAACAGTTTCGATTAATGATTGTATTGATCGCTTTGAAGGAGACTTAAAAGAATATTGAGTAAATATATTATTAAATATTACATTCCAAAATGATATTGGATAATTAATATAATATTCTATATTAATTGTCAAAATAGATTCTTCCTTATTTTTTTTATAAATTATATTTGATAAAAAGGGTAATATAATCTCTTGTTGAATAAGTAAATTCCAATCATCACATTGATTACTTATAATTAATAAATTTTCTTTTACATTTTTTGTAAAGGTATCTTCTAAAGCTGGACTTATAATTTTTCTATATTTACCTCTTACAGACCAATCTGGTGTTGTATCTTTAAAATAAGGCACATTATTTAAATGAGCATATTTATAAATTTCAGATTTATAGAAAGAAATCATAGGCCTAATCATATTTATACCATTTATAGAAGTTCTCTCACGAATAACAGCTAGGTCTAAATAATTTCTTCCTCTACAAATATTAGCCATAATATTTTCTATGATATCATCTTTATGGTGAGCCAATAACACATAATCAATATTTTCTTCTTTCATAATTTTTTTATAAAAATTTAATCTTATTTCTTTAGTTTCAGATTCATAATCACTTCTTTTCATATTTCCTCGTTTTATATTTTCACTCAATGAATTTACATATAATTTAATTTCATTAAATTTACACCATTCTCTCAAAAACCTTTCTTCATCTTTTGATTCAACTCTATTATTATAATTAATATGAATACCGACTATATTAAAACCAGATTTTTGTAAAATTGTAGTTAAAACCATTGAATCAACACCTCCAGATAAAGAAATAATAACATTTTTAGTATTTAGATTGTTACAAATAGAATTTATAGTATCAATTAAAATAGATGTATCTGGTGAATTAATACTACAAATTTGATTTTTAATTTTTGTATCCAAATTAGGAACATATTCTAAAATATTTTTGTATTTATATAAATTATATAATTTATATAAATATTTATAAAAATTGTTAGATAAAATATCTAAAAAATGAAAAATATTTTTTTTCATTGATAACATATTGTTAATGATTTAGTTTTTGTTAAAAGGTATTTCAATTTTTTTGTTAAATTATAATCTAATATTCCAGTATATACATTATTTTTTTAGTATTTTTTATTATATACAGTTTATTTAATATGAATAAATATATTAATAAAACAGTAGATAAAATTATAAAAATTTATTGTAATAAAAGAAAAGAAATTTGGTTTAAAAATATTGATGATTGTACTGAAATAATTAAAAACCCAAATACATATATAATATATACTAAAGATAAACAACAAAAAGTATTATCTGGGGTAGATTTAGTTGGGAATGATTTGTACAAAAAACCTTGTTTAAATATAGAAAATGCAAAATCATTAGTATATTTTGATAAAAAATTTAAGACTAATAGATATATTTTTTATGAACCTTTTAATAATTGTAGTAAATATAATGGATATGAGATGAGATATAACAAAGGTGTTTCAGGTACTAATACATCTATAATTTATCTTGCTGAGGGATTAGCAAAAAACAATGAAGTTAATGAAGTGATAATAGTATCATTAAATAATTTAATAATAGAAAGAACATATAATAATGTAAAATATATTAATTTCTGTAACCTTGAACAAATTAACTGTGATTTTTTAATTCATCCATATTATATAGATATAAAAATTTTAACAAAGGTAAATACTATAAAAAATATTGTTATCTGTAATAATGAACCGTGTAATGATTTCAATAAATTAAATAAAGATGATGTTATTATTAATTATTTTACAAATTGTAATAAAGAATATTTTGTACCAGATGGATATGATAATTTTAAACTACCAAATTCAATTGATATTAGTAATTTACAAGAAATTGATATAAAAAATAAAAAAAACCAATTTTGTTTTTTTGCATGTTATGATAGGGGCTGTGGCTTAGTAGAAAATATTATAAAATATTTTCCAAATTTTTCTTTAAAAACATCATTTTATTATGGAGGAAATGGTTTGGGTAAATTTGAAATTTATAAAATACTATCTGAAAGTAAATATTTTATTTATCCATTAATAAATTTAGAAAACAATAGAATACATTATGATACATTTGGTTATGTAGTTTTGGAAGCTTTATTACATGGTGTAATAGTAATATGTCCAAAAATGAATTTATTATATGAATTATTTGGAGATTCTATCTGTTATATTGATACGGAAGGTATTATATCAGAAAATGATCTTTGTCGTTTTCATGTAGTAAATAAAAATTTTGGATATCCATTAGTTAAAAAATATGTAGAAAAAATTAACTTTCTTGAGAAAAATGAAAATATTAAAAATGAATATATTTATAAAGGATTAGCATTAAAAGAAAATTTTTGTAATCATAAAATATCAAAAATATTTTTAGATAATTGTAAAAATAATAAAAGTATTTAATTTTTTTTAGTTTAAAAAAAAGTTAAAATATTAATAATTATTTAATTTATCTAAAATAGACCCTGACCACTAGCTAGCTCACTTCCAATAATATGAGCACATGCAAGCATAGCTAGACGACCATTACTAAGCTCACGATTATAACGTTCTGTAGAAACATTATCAGGATTTAGATTAAGCACATTACCGGGCTGATAATCTTTCTTTAGTGTAAAAGCTTTACCATCTTTTCCGAATGGATTTTCAAATCCATTCACAAGACGAGCACATTCAAATAGAAGCATAGCACCCCAAAAGGGTGACTGCATCATAAGTTCCATATTTGAAAGATAATTAATTGAAAGCATATCTGGATTTGTAAGCTCAAGTGTAGGTAGTGCAACAGCTCCAAACATAGCAGTTCGTCCATGCTGGAGTTCAGCTTCACGCCAATATTTAAGACGATCCTCTGAAACCTTCGGACCAGTATTAAAACTTAGAGGATCAAAATATCCAACTGGAGGTAGATCACCTTGGTAATTAAATGACTTAACAACTGGTTTTGTAGATGGCAGAAAAGAGTTTGTGAAGATAGGAGTCATCATCATCATCGTCATCTTTTATACTTTATTTTATAGATTTAATTCTAAATCAATTTTTAAAAATATTAAAAGTAAAAAAAAATTATAAATTAGTTAATGTTGATTTATAACTCATAAAAACATAATAAATCATTACAAGAATAATACTTATAAATCTTAAGATATTAAATAATTTGGTATTTTTATTAAATAATAGCCAAGCTAAAAGAGCAAATATTAAATAAAATAAGTATATAATAAATATAATTAAGAATTGATTAGGATTAGGATTAATTAATGTAAAAATAGTAGCTATAGCTACTGCTAAACTTGCTCCGCCAGCTTCAAATTCAAAAAATGGATTTTGTTTTTGAATAATATGACCAGGAAGAAACATATGTCTAAAAGCAGATATCAAAGTCCATGGTAAAAATCCTATTAAAGCAAAAGAATAAATACCTTCTTTTAATTTATTTTCATTAAATAAGGAAACACTCCTCCATATTGCAATAAAAATAAGTATACTAGGAATGAATATAGAAAAAATATTATTAATCATATATACTTTGAGAGAAATTATTTATCCACTGAGTAAAATTAATTTTGGGATAAGCTTTTGATCCATTTTTTATTAAATCATTATAATTATCTTCTCGATCCCAGCCATTTGAACCACCATCCATTCTTATAAATAATAAATGTGTATTTAAATCACAAGCTAACATTCTAATATATCCCATTCCAGCATATCTATAAGCTATATCAAATACATCGGTTCTTCCATTTGAACAATAATTTTTGTATATATCTATAGCTTCATTAATAGATAAAAATATCCAGTCGTGGAGATATAATTCTTCATCATCAGATATAAAATATTGATATATTGCTTTAATATTTCGATTTAGAGACTCTGGTATTTCTTTATTTAATTCTCTTTTATTATTTAAAATAATTTTCTCTAATGAATTGTTATCTCTATGTATATTAAAAAAAGGAATTTGACTACTTTTAATACCTTTTTTCCCTCTTAATCCATTTACAAGATTAAAAGTAATAAAATTATTAAAATTATTTGAAACTTGAATATTCATCACCATTAATAATTTATAAATAATATTTATTTTTAAATTATTATAATTTAATCAATTTCCTCCATTTTATCATTAGTATTATTATCTTGTGTATTATTATTTTCAGTAGTTGTATCATCCTGTGTAATAGCTAATTTACTTAAACCATGATCACCATCTTTTTCAGTAACAATATTTTCACCTTCAAATAATTCTTTTCTAATATCAGAAACAGAGATTTCTTTATTTTTAGATTCAGATTCATGTAATAGAGCAATTTCTGATGTATTCAAACTGTTAATACTTACTAATTCACCATCTTTATTCATAGTTTGAGTTAGTTTAGCTCCAGTCTCTTCAGCTTTCCGTTTATTTTCTTCCATAGCATTTTCTTTAGCTTCTCTGACTCTTTTATCAAATTCTTGTTTAGCACTTTTTTCATTTTTATCTTTTTCATTCATTAATTCATTTAATTCTTGCTCAAGATATTCTACTCTTCCAGTCTTATAAGCTTCAGGATGAAAAGGCATCCACATACCAACAGGTCCTACATAAACATCGTGATTAGGATCAAGTTCTCTTAACATTTTGCATCTTAACTCGGCTTCTTGTTGACTAGGAAATGAGCCTCTTACTTTAATCCCTCTAGTAGATGTTTGAAATTCATGTTCTTGATTAAATTCTTCTTCTAATTTATCTTCATGAGCATCTAGATATGTTTTGTATTCATCAGATAAACTAGTAAAAAATAATTTATCTTTTTCCTCAATAGCAAATTCTTGTAAATCTTGTGTAAGCTTATCAAAATTAACACTATATTTATAAGATACAAAACTTAAAAATTGTGTGAATTTTTCCATAGATTTAGAAAAGTCCCATTGCTCTACAAATTTTTCAAACATAAAAATTTCTCTCTGTTTAATGATTTTTTCAGGTGAAACAAAAGACAAACAAACAAATTTTTGTCCAGCCAGTGGTTTATCTTCATCCAATAAATCAGCATGTTTAGAAGATTTATTCATATATATTTAATTTAAAATTTTATTTTAAGTTTTTTAAAAATTATATATTTATTTTTTTCTTTAGTTTTAATATAATAATGAACGGAATGTTTGATATGGGCGAACTTGTTCGTAGAGCTATTAAGTATTTAGTAGAAGGTTTCATGGTTGCTATTGCTGCTTTTGCTATTCCACAAAAACAGCTTAAAATTGATGAAATTTGCTTAATTGCTTTAGTTGCAGCAGCAACTTTCTCGATCCTTGATACATATGTTCCTTCTGTAGGAGCTAGTGCTAGAACTGGCGCTGGATTTGGCATTGGTGCTAATCTTGTTGGGTTCCCAGCTTAAATTATCTTTAAAAAAAGATTTTATTAAAAAAATTAAATAAAATCTTCTTATGTAATTAATATATTTATGTATTATTTAATAAAATTGAGTCTTTATATAGGTTGTTTTGATTTATTATCAATAATAACTACAAAAGTTATCAATAGAAATATACAAATAAAGAATAATCCTAATTTAAGATGGTTTTTTATACATTGTTTAAGTAATATTTTAATAACTTATAATAGTTCTAGTGATCTTTATAAAGTTTTAAAAAATATTGATTCTATAAATAATTTTACATGGTCTGATACCTCATTTTTAACATTTTGGATTTCAATATTAACACATATTTATCATATTTTATTTTTTAAATTAACGAATGATGATGTATTACATCATTTTTCTATGGTATTTATAGCTGGATCATTAGAATATTATCAAAAAAGTATTATTTGTCCTGCAGGATTATTTTTTTTATCAGGTTTACCAGGTGCTATAGACTATTTTTGTTTGTATTTAGTTAAAGTAAATTTATTAAATAAAGAAAAAGAAAAAATTATTTATTTATATATTACTACCTATTTAAGAGGTCCAGGCGCTTGTATTTTGTCTTTTATAAATATTTATAATAATTATACTAATATATTTTCTATCTTAAGTTCTAGTTTAGTTTTTTGGAATGGTCAATATTATTTAATGAAAACTAGTTTTGATTATGGTAAATTTTATGAAAAAAAAAAAATTAATAGAGAGATATGGATACAAGAAAATAAAGAATATTTAGAAAATAATAAAAATATTTTAAATAGACCAAATAGTTCTCCTGTGAAAAAAATAAAAGATTAAAATTAAAATTGATTTTATTTTATATTATTTAAAATAAAATAAAATGAATCATCAAGATTGGCAAACAGTTGTATTATCAAATAAAAAGAATGATAATGAAAAAAAATCAAAACCAAATCCTAATATTTCTAAACAAGAAACTAAACTAGTGGCACCACAAAATTTGGGTTCCTTAATTTCTCAAGCAAGAACTACTGTTAAAAAAAATAGAAAAGAATTATCAATGCAATTAGGAATCTCTGAACAGGTACTTGGTAGATGGGAAACAAATAAAGATATTCCAAATAATAGTGACATTGCAAAAATAGAAAAAGTATTAAAGATCAAATTACCAAGATGTCAAAAAATTAAAATTGACGAAAATTAATATTAAAAATTGAAATATTAAAAACAATTTTTTATTGTTATAAAAATGACACATCCTCTTTATCCTACTCGTTGTGATATTGATGATCCTGATTATGAAAAGAATTGTCCATTTTTTGAGAAATTAAAAACTCCTACACCAATTTATGAAGATCCATTGAATATAAGTCAAGAAGAATTAGAAAATCGTTTAGTTTGGTATTGGTTTAATAAAGAAGCGAAACTAATTACTCTAAAAGAAGCTGGTATTGAATTTGTTAATGGAAAACCAGTTACACCAGTTAAGACAGGTTTAAAAGGTAGAGGAATCTTGTCTAAATTTGGACCTCAACATGCAGCTGATCCGGTAGTTACTTGCTGGTTTGATAATAAATTATATTTTGTAGCAGTATTAAGAGAAGATACAAATGAATGGGCTATACCAGGAGGATTTGTAGATCCAGGAGAGAATTATTCTGAAACATTACGTAGAGAATTTAAAGAAGAAACATGTGATGGAGAAGATGAAGCCTTGCTGGATTATGTATTTAGTAATGGTGAAGTAATTTATGCAGGATCAACATTTGATGATCCAAGAACAACAGATAATGCGTGGATAGAAACAATTGTAGTCCATTTTCATATTGAAGAAGAATTTGCAAATAAGATAAATTTAGTAAGTCAACCAGGTGAGACAAAAAAAGTAGAATGGATTGAATGTGATAGAGAATTATATGGAGGGCATGGAAAATTTTTGGAAATTATTAGAGAAAAAATGTATTATGAAAAATTAATTAGTTATTCAAATAATAGTATAGATTATAAACATTTTATTGATATTGGAGTTATATTTATGTATATTTGTTTAGTTATTACAATGATTTATTCATCATTAAAATTAAAGGATCTAATGCAAGAGGAAGAATTGATAAATAAACAATTAGAGACAAATAGGATAGAAGAACTGGATTGTTTTATGTCTTATGTTAATAATCCAATTATTATTAGTAAATATTGTGAAAAATAAATATTTAAATAAATTAATGAGTGTTCCTAAAATTTTTTATCAAGCCTGGGAATGTAGTTTGCCACCGCAAATAGAAACTCAAAATAAAAAAAATATACCAGAAGATTTTGAATATAAATTATATACATTAGAAGATATGCGGATATATTTAAAAAACAAGTATGGTTTAAAATTTTTAGATTTATTTAATAGTTATGAAAAAATTGCACATAAAGTAGATTTATGGAGATATTGTATTTTATATGAAACAGGTGGTTATTATTTAGATGCAGATAGTGTATTAATTAATAATATAAATTTATTAGATGATTTTGATATGGTATTTGTAACAAATAATAGAGGAGTTAAAGATATTTTTAATGGATTTTTAAAAACTGCTCCAGGGAATCCAATATTTCTGAATATTATCAATTATATGTGTAAAGTAGGAAATAATTTTAATAATGATTATTATTTTAATTGTAAAAGATTATATTCTATAGTAAATAATTATGTGCCTATAAATTTAAATCAACAATCATATAAAATTAAGAATAAATCTTTATGTTTATTATTTGACAGTCAGATTTATTATTTAAAAATAAGTGATGATTGGGAAGAATATGGTATATTTGGTGCATTTTACAATAATATTTTACTCTTTATAGAATGTAATAAATATTATCCATATAAAAATCATAAAGTAATTAAATTTACTCAAAAACCGAATTTAAAATTAATTAAATTGTAGGAATAAATTCCCATTCTAATTCATTACATATTTTTTCCATATTTCATCTTGTTCTATTCTTTTCTCTCTAACTATTTAAAATATATATAATTGATTTAAAAAAAAGAGTCTAATTATTTTTAAGAGTGGTCTAATGACAACACTACCTCTATCTATTATAAATGCAAGAATTAATGAAGAGATGGCTTTTGCATATAAACAAATATGGATAAATAAAAATCCTGATTTTCAGAGAGATTATGATGCATGGGATGATAAATTAAAAACCAGATTTGTTGAAACAATGTTATTAAATAGAGCAATGAATCCTATATGGACTATATTAAATCCAGATAATAATTCTGAAGAAATATTAGATGGAATGCATCGCATAACTACAGCTACTGATTTTATAAATGGAAAATTTTTTTTAGTTGATAAATACATTACATGTGAAGAATATAAAAAATATAATAAAAAATATTTTAAAGATTTAAATCCAGATGATCAGTCAAAAATAAGAAATTATAATTTTATATTTAACCATTTAGATTCAAGTTATAGAACTGATATTAATAAAAGAAAAGATATGTATGAAATTTTAAATCGTAGTAGTAAAACACTGAATGAGTATGAATTTAATAAAGTTTTATATAATCCATTTTATGAAATTATTTCAGAAAACAAATTACAATTTAATAAATTTTTAAATAAAAAAGATCAGAGAGGTGAAATAGAAACAGAAATAATATCTTTTATTGTTTTATCTAATAATATGCCGACCAGTTGGTCATCAATAAATACAATAATAGATAATTATTTAAAAAAAAACATTGGTGAAACAGAAGAAGACGTTAATAATTTTTTAATAAATAACAAAGAAGAAATTAAAAATAAATTAAATTTGATTATAAAAATTATTGAAAGATTAACAAGTGAAAAAATATTTAGCAATGATAAGAAAAAATTTAATAAATATTTTATACCTTATAAATTTATAATTAGTAGATTATGTTTTAAATTAAAAAATATGGCTAATTTTACTCGTTATATCCAAAATATTCTAAATGATTTTAATAAAGAAATACTAACTATTGATATTCAAGAAAAATTAAACTGTAGATCAAGAAATGCAATGTTTCAAAAAGGGTTAATTAAATTAATTGATACTATTATAGATAAGCATTATGATCCTAAAGATAATACTAATAATAGATTATTTAATAAAAAAATGATAAGTGATAAATTAAAAGAACAAAAAAATAAATGTAATAATTGTCAAAAAGATTTAACTACTATAAAATATGAAGCTGATCATATAAAAAAATGGTGTAATGGTGGTAAAACAGAGTATTCTAATTTACAAATTTTATGTCATCAATGTCATATTTTAAAAGATTAATTAATATTAAATAGTAGGAATAAATTCCCAATCTAATTCATTACAAATTTTTTTCCATATTTCATCTTGTTCTATTCTTTTCTCTCTATCTTTTAACATAGGAAAATATGGAAGAAATTGTTTTTGATCCAATAATTCGCATAATTTATAGACAGTATAATAATAATTCAAAAAATTAACTCTCTCTTCTGGACAAAACTTTGAATATGGTTCTTGAATTGAAGAAAATAGATTACATAAAGTTTCTTCTAATTCTTGAGACATAATTGGAGGTTTAATACCTAATTTATCTTTAATAAATGGAATATGTTCATAGTATTTATTATATCCTAATTTTTTTAATATTTCTTTAGCTTTTTTGTTAGTAATCTGAGAGAGATCTATTCTTTCTTTTTTAATTTGAAATCTTATATTTTCTAAAACTTGGTCAGGTATTTGTGTAGTTTCTTTTGCTTGAAATTGAGCAATAATTTCTCTAAAATGATTAATTCTTTTATAAGCATAAAAACATACTTCTTTTGGAGGTTCTTTATAGGAAGGTTTTTCATTTTCAATTAAAAATTTAGTATTACTGCTGCAATTATTACAAACTAAAATTCCTTCATATTCTATAGGAATTAATTCTCCTTTTTTACAAACATTACAAATATCAGTTGGAAATATATAATTATTTTGATCAATAAAAGTTTCATTAATATTTTGAAAATAAGATTGGACAGAATTTAATGAATCATCATTTTTAATAGATTGATTATCTGTCGATATATTAAAAAAATTATTTAAAGATTTTACTTTTTCATTATTTAATCCATTAGATATGTTTTTTTTACTTTCAAAATAATCAAATATATGTTGCATATTTTGTAGATAATATTGTTTTTTTTGACATTTGTAATATTGTTTTTCTTTTTTGAGAAGTTCTAGGTTTTCTTCAACCTCTAATTTTTTTTCAATTGATAAATCTAAATCTTGTAATTGAGTTTTTAGCTCAGAAATTTCTTTATTCAATTTAGGAATAATTATGTTGTCATTTTCATAAAAAGTATTTTGGAAATCTTTATGTTTACTATCTAATGTTTCATTTTTCTTTTCATCTATAATTAATTTTTTACAATTTTTAGGCTTAAAATTAGGCATATTTATATTTAAATATAAATATTTAATAATTTTTATATTAAGATTTCTCTATTAAATTATTTATTACTATATATAATAAAATTAATTTTATAAAAAATAAAAAATCTATAATGTTAATAGGTAATAAAATCAATAAATTTAAAATAGTGTGTTAATATTATTTTAAATAAATTAATAAATTGTTTTGCATAATTTTTTTTTCTTTAGCAATATTATAATAATATGGGAGGAGGATTAATGCAACTTGTTGCCTATGGTGCTCAGGACGTTTACCTTACTGGTAATCCCCAAATTACCTTCTGGAAGGTAACATACCGTAGATATACTAACTTTGCTATGGAATCTATTGAACAGACATTCAACGGACAGGCTGACTTTGGTCGTCGTGTAACCTGTACAATTAGCCGTAATGGTGATTTAGCTTTCAGAACTTATTTACAAGTTACACTTCCTGAAATTAATCAGTCGATGAAAAACAACCCCAATGTTAACCCTACTAATGTTAACGGCTATGGAATTACCGATCCTACTGGCTTACCTAGATTTGGAAATGATGTTTATGCCAGATGGCTTGATTTCCCTGGAGAGCAGTTAATCTCTCAGGTTGAAGTTGAAATTGGTGGTCAGAGAATTGATCGTCAGTATGGTGACTGGATGCACATTTGGAATCAGCTCACTCTTACATCGGAACAGGAACGTGGTTACTACAAGATGATTGGTAATACTACACAGCTTACCTTCATCACTGATCCCTCGTTCTCGGACATTGATGGTCCTTGCGACTCCAATGCGCCTAGACAGGTTTGCACACCCAGAAATGCGCTCCCTGAAACAACTTTATACGTTCCTTTCTTATTCTGGTATTGCCGCAATCCAGGTCTTGCCCTTCCTTTAATTGCTCTCCAGTATCACGAAGTTAAGATTAATCTTGACATTCGTCCTATTGATGAGTGCTTATGGGCTGTTTCCACTCTTTCGGATTGCCAGAATGGTGCCAGTGTTAAAGTTACCACAGCTTACAATCAGTCTTTAGTTGCGGCTTCGCTCTATGTTGACTATGTTTTCTTAGACACTGATGAACGTAGACGTATGGCTCAGAATCCCCACGAATATTTAATTGAACAGCTTCAGTTCACTGGAGATGAGTCGGTTGGTTCGTCTTCCAATAAAATTAAGCTCAATTTCAATCACCCTTGCAAGGAGCTTATCTGGGTAGTCCAGCCTGATGCTAATGTTGATTACTGTTCGTCGTTTCTCTGCGGTGAGCTTCTTAACAGAATCTTAGGTGCTCAGCCCTTCAATTACACTGATGCGGTTGATGCTCTTCCTAATGCTGTTCACTCGTTTGGTGGCCCTAACTCGATTGCTGGTGGTGGTGGCGGTGCTCCTACTTCCAATGCATTCATTGGCCCTGATGGTCTCTTTGTTGATGCTGGAGCTGAGGATGTCACTGGAGCTTGGTTATGGAACACAGTTGGCGTTGAAGGCGGTTTAGACTTCTTCGCTAACCATCCTGATTTAGTTCCTGGTGGCCCAACTGGACCCCCAACTGCTCGAGGACCTGGTACTAGCACATATGGTGTTCCCCACACAGGCTATGATCAGGGAGGTGCTCCTAATATTGATGTTCCTAAGGATCCCACTCTTAGAGGTGGTGCCTACACTGTTCCTCACTTAGCTCACTCTGAAGGACAGCCTGACCAGTCCACTGTTTCGGATGCGGGTACATTCGTTCTCACAGAAACTTCGCTCTACCTCCACTGCTGGGGTGAGAATCCCGTTGTCACTGCCAAGCTTCAGCTTAATGGCCAGGATCGCTTCTCGGAGCGTGAAGGAACATACTTCGATTTAGTCCAGCCCTATCAGGCGCACACCCGTAACCCCGACACTGGTATTAATGTCTACTCGTTCGCCCTCCGCCCTGAGGAACACCAGCCCTCTGGCACTTGTAATTTCTCGAGAATTGACAATGCTACCCTTCAGCTCGTCCTCTCGAATGCCACTGTTGAAGGCACATCGACCGCCAAGGTTCGTGTCTACGCCACTAACTACAATGTTCTCCGTATTATGAGTGGTATGGGCGGATTGGCGTACAGTAATTAGAGTGCATAAATGGTCACAAAAAATTTTAAAAAAAAATAATAAAAAAATTGACTTAAAATTTCATAATAATAATTTATTATTATGAAAAATGAAGAAAATTACGAATTTTTGAGATGTAACTATGGTCGTGGAAAGAAACAATATGTTCAAAGTAAAATATCTACTATTGATGTTGATTTTATTGATAATTTAAATACAACTTGGTATTTTTGGAAAGTCTACAAATGTGGTGGAGGTTATATATGCTGTAAACTAGATGGAACTACCAGATACTTACATGATTTAATTATGCGTAGAATTGAAGACAAACCTGGAGAGAATTATAGTGTAGATCACATTAATCAAGATAAATTAGATAATAGACGAGAGAATTTAAGATGGGCAACACAAAGTGAACAAAATTCAAACAGACCTAAGCTTACTCGTAAACATAATGCAAGACCATTACCTGAAGGTATTACACAAGATATGTTAGAAAAATATGTTGTTTACTACAAAGAATGTTATAATAAAGATAAAGATTTGTGGCGTGAATTTTTCAAAGTAGAAAAACATCCTAACTTAGAAAAAACTTGGATTAGTAGTAAATCAAATAAAGTAAGTATTTTAGATAAATTAACCGAAGCCAACATTGTAGCGTTATCGAATTAAGTATTTTAAATATAATAAAATAAAAATAATAAAATTTATAATATAATTTTATTATTACCATAAATATTCATGACTTAATATTTTAGGATTATAATAACCATGACTTTTTCTAATTTCTTTTTTGATAGCAACGCCACGTTTTTTAGTTCCAGAATGTCTAGAAAAATAATTTTCTTGTCTTTTCTTGTTAAATGATTTAACTTTGAATATAAATGTAAAGGAGTTCTATCTTTATACTGTTGATATCTTCTATCGCCAAAATTTATTCTTCTTATTTTATGGGTTTTTTTATTACGAACAAATGCAGTATATTTTTTTGGAAAAGGGCCTCGTTGAAATTTTATAATTGTTTCTTTCATTTATATAATTAATATATAAAAAATTAATTATATAATAATATATGGCATTATCTAATTTAGATAAAGATGTAAGTACAAGACTTTTTAAAATGTTATCTTTAAATGATGATCATCAAATAGATACAATAAAAAATAATTATTCTGGATATGGACAATTAATGCTATTAGCTGAACAAATTGCTAATCTGCAATTGAAAGCTAAAGAAATTATAAATAATATAAGTATAAATGATCATTTACATTCATTAGATATGACTTGTAAAAAAGTAGTTGGAAATTATTATTATCATTATAAAATAAACAATAAAGAAATTTTATCTATAATCTCTCCAGAAGAATGGAATAGATCTAGTGATGAGATAATATTTTTGGGAAAATATCTTTATAATTTTGATAATATATTCTATCTACAATAGTTTTTTTTTGTTTTTTTTTACTTTAATTGTAAATTTCGGTCTACAACACTCACAATCCTGACCTTCTATTTCTTGACATAATTCACAAGATGGTATACTATTATCACTTTTACAATTTAAAAATGGATATTTTTCATATAATTTAAATATAGCAAGTTCTTTCATTTTAGCTTCAATCATAATATCAATATTTATTCCATATTTTTTAGGAATTTCTAATAAATAGTTTGGTATAACTTCTATATAATCACTATGATGACCTATTTTACCAGAACCTTGTTCACTTACGTGAAATTTAGGTTTAATATTTCTTTTTTCAAAAGTTTTTAATATTAAAGGAATATAATATTCAGGATCTTTAAAACATTCTTCTGGATGTAATTGTTTGTAACATTCAAAATGATGAGTATCAAATACAATTGGTATATTAACTTTTTCGGCTATATCTAAACAATCTTGGATTGAAAAATTCTTTTCACAATTTTCTAACACTAATCGATTTTTAATATGGTCAGGCAACATTAAATACCTTTCACACCATCGAAATTTTGTTTTTTCTTTATCTTTAAAAACTCCACCTCCATGAATTACCATTACTGAATTATTATCTAATTCCATTAGATCTAATACCGAAGCATGATAATCCAAATCAAGTTGTGTATTATTAAAAACTTCTAAATTAGGTGAAGCAATAACATTATATTGTCCAGGGTGAAAAGTAAGTCTTTGATTATATTTTTTGGCTAAAAGTCCAACTTCTTTCAATAAATCTTTCGCAAAATCGAAATCATAATGTTGAGCTTTTGGATTGGATTTATGTGGAAATAATTCACTACTAAGTCTAAAAACTTTTATACCATTTTCTTCATTCCATTCAATTAGTTTTAAAGTATCTTTTAAATTTTCAATAATTTTTTCTTTTAAAAAATCTACTCCCTTATCTTTTAATGTCTTTAAGATAATAGATCTTGAAGAAAATACCGATGGTTTTTGTTCTCTCATTGTCAAATTTAAACAACATAAACCTAACTGTATTGGTTGGTTATTACTCATCTTTAAGAAAATATATATTTAATAATTATTATCAATTTTATATTTATAACTAATATATATATGGAACCGCGTGATCAAAAGCTATATAATGAAACAAAAAAAAGAATATATAAAAAAATCAAAAAACACAGCGCATATAGAAGTGGTTTATTAGTTCAAGCTTATAAAAAGAGTTTTAAGAAAAAATATGGAAATAAAGATCCATATATAGGACATAAAAATCGAGATAAAGGATTAGCTAGATGGTTTAGAGAGAAATGGAGAAATCAAAGAGGAACTGTAGGTTATAAATATAAAAATGATGTTTATAGACCTACTAAAAGAATTACAAAAAAAACACCTAAAACATTTAAAGAATTAGGAAAAAAGAGAATAAATAGAGCTAGAACAATTAAATATAAAAAAGGAAGAGTTGAGAGATTTTAAATTTTTATCTATTAACCCAATCAGGATCCTTAAGATCTTTAATTTTTTGTATTCTAATATTATGCGCCCAATAAACAGTTTCTAAAGTAGGATGCATTCCTGCATCAGAAT